TGGGTTTCCTACAAGTGGTACGATAAGGGTTGGTGCTGAGTTAATTACTTATACTGGTGTGTCTAGTAATGATCTTACTGGTATTACTAGAGCTCAGTCTGGCTCTAACAGATCAGCACATAGTGATGGTGCTACAGTAACTAATGCAACATCTTTTGTTGGTTGGGGAGAAGCTACTAGCACAGCAGAGGTAACACTAGAACCTGGTAATTGGTCTTTAGATAATTTTGGAGAGGTCTTAATTGCTACTGTTAGAAATAATAAAACTTTTGAATGGGTGCCTTCAGCTGCATCTGCTTTACAAACAAGAGCTACAGTAATTAGTAATAATCCAACTAAATCTGTTATGACTATGATATCGGACAGAGATAGACATTTAATACATTTAGGCACAGAAGAAACGATAGCAAGTGGCACACAAAATAAAATGTTTATAAGGTTTTCAAGCCAAGAAAGTAAAACTGATTATGTGCCTACATCAACCAATACAGCAGGTACTTTTTTATTAGATTCTGGAACGAGAATTGTTGGTGCTGTAAATGCAGGAACTTATAATTTAATACTTACCAACACGTCTGCTTATTCAATGACTTTCATAGGTCCACCTTTTACATTTGGTATACAACAAGTTGGTAGCAACTGTGGATTGATTGCACAACACGCTATAGTCGTTGTAAATGGAGTTGTATACTGGATGGGTCAAGCTGGTGGTTTTTATTATTATGATGGTACTGTAAAAAAACTACCTTGCTCTGTTGAAGATTTTGTTTTTTCCACACAAGATGAAGGAGACTTAGGTTTAAACTTTGGCAGTGGAGATATAATTTTTGCTGGCTATAATTCGTTGTTTAATGAAATTAATTGGTTTTATCCTAAAGCAAACTCGTCACAGATAGATAGAGTAGTTACCTACAATTATCAAGAGGGGGTTTGGACAGTTGGTACTTTAGATAGAAGTGCTTATTATGATAAAACAATTTACGATAATCCCTATGGCACTAAATATATTGCAACTGCAACTCCAAGTTTTCCTACAATCAATGGGGTATCTAATACCAATGGTGCATCAACTTTGTATCAACACGAATTTGGTACTGACCAAGTTTCTGCTACTGGTGTAAGTGATGCAATAATAGCTAGTATACAAAGTGGTGATTTTGAAGTAAGAGCTCCAGAGATTGGAGATGGTGAATTTTTCATTAAAATAAGAAGATTTATACCAGACTTTAAAGCATTGAGTGGTAATGCTAAAATAACAATAAGTCTTAAAGACTTTCCAAGTGATACTGAAGCAAGTAGCACTTTAGGACCTTTCACTATTTCTGGCTCTACAAAAAAGGTAGACACAAGAGCCAGAGCAAGAGCTGCAAATTTAAAAATAGAAAACGTTGCAACTTCGGAAAGTTGGAGATATGGTACTTTTAAAGCAGATGTTCAACCTGATGGAAGAAGATAATGAGATTAGATTTGTTTTCCCTACCAATTTGGATTGGTAACATTAATGCAACAAATATCAATATTGATGCATCAAATGTAAAAAAATTATGGATGTCAGAGACACCTTCTACACACCATCTTGGCTCTAATAATAAATTAGAACCAGAGCAAGAAAAATATGTTTTAGATATTATAAGTAAATTAATAAGTAAAGATATTAAAAATAAATTTAAAATATGGTTACTTAATATTTGGGTCAATGATTATCAAAACAATGACTATCAAGAGGCACATATACATGGAGGATCAGATTTAAGTTTTATCATATATAAAAAAGTAAACGAATCACATACAGTTTTTTACAATCCATCAAACAAATTAATTCATGCTTTTGATATGTCAGACTTGTTTAGAGTTACTTTTTCACCACAATGCAGAGAAAATCAAATTATTGTTTTTCCAAGTTTTTTAGAACATGGTGTGAAAAAAAATTCTCATAATATTACCATATCAGGTAACATAAAAATGGAGAGAAAAAATGTCTAAAATAGTAACTTTTATTCCAGAACCAAAATCGGAGTATAATATAGAAAACCAAAGATTAATAAATTTAGCTCTTACTCAAATTATAGAAAGATTAAATACATCTTACACAAAAGATGTACAAAACGAATCAGAGAGATTTGCTTTTTTTATGGGGTCTTCAAGTGGCTAATATTTATAGAAACGCACAATTTGACTTAACTACAACTGATGTTACAGATGTATTCACTTGTCCAGCAGGCTCAAGAGCTATTGTTCAAAATATCCACGTTGCTAATGTTGGTGCAGGTAATACCGAAATAAAAGCTTTCATATATGATAATTCTGTTACAACAGCTTTTCAATTTGCAGAACATACAGTTAATGCTGGTAACTCACAGTCTATTGCAGATGGTACAATTATATTGGAAGAAAATGATAAATTACAACTTCAAGCAGCTAGTGGTAATATTTTCAAAGGTACTTGTGCTATCTTAGAAATAAATCGTTCTGATTCTAATGGATAAAACACGTTTTAAAAAATTTAAAAAATCAAAGAAAGTAATTTTTTGGCCTAACTATATCTTTGTAGTGCTACTTATTATTTCTCTTGTGTTTTACATTTTTGTCAAGTATAAAATAAATTATGAAAAAAATACAATGCACTACTGAAGAAGTTTATAGAAACAAAAAAACTAATGTGGTTTATGCATCAAAAAAAGATGCTGAACACGATATAAATAATCCTAATACTGATACAAAACAAGAAGATATAGCAACAGATGTAAAAGTCATAGTGCCACCAGAAGCTTTATCTTTAATTTCAGACACAAAAAAATGAAAATAAAATATAATAAGTTTTATTACAATCCACTACCAAAAGAAGTTTATATAAAAGAAAGCAAAATACATGGACATGGAATTTATGCATCTGAAAACTTGACAGAAAATATGGAGTTAGGTGCAACACATATTAAAGTACCTATGGTACAAGGTTTTATAAGAACACCTATGGGGGGTTTTGTTAATCATTCAGATAACCCTAATTGTTATTTAGAAATTACTAGAGATTGGGATGATTACCTTGTATATAGTTTATTTACAAAACAAGATATAAAAAAAGATGTTGAACTAGTTTTAGAGTATGGTGCTTAATGAAATTTGAGTACAGAGGTGAGGATATATACTGGCACTTTACTGATGCTGAAATTAAAATATTAAAAAAACAAAAACATTTAATACTTAAAGAAGAGTCTATTAAACACATCGCTAATGTGTTTGGTAGGATAGCTACAGAATTTAATCTTAAAGTTACAAAACCAGAACTGCAAATGAAAACTACATCTCTAGATGATAATATTATATTAGATGATAAATAAACTTTACACAAAATATGCTTGTACTTGGCAAACTCAAGGAGAAATATTTATCATTAAATATGATGATGAAGAGCATATGCAAGAATTAGAAAAAATAATAAAAGAAAACACAGGTGTGTTAGATTACAAAACAAACGTATTGGCAAAAATGACAGACTATTCTTTTTTTGTTGAGCATCCTAGTTTTAAAAAACTTGGACAATGGTTTTATGGCAAAGTTTATGATCATCAATTAGTAGACAAGCAATATTTACAAGAAGATAGATTTCACGCACAAATCAGAGATGCTTGGGGTAGTGTGTTTAACAAAGGCGATAGTGTAAAAAGACACGATCATCTGGGTTCAAAATACGCTTCTGCTTTATATTTTGATAGTCACGCAAATTTACAAACTGAGGTAGGAGAGTTTCATACAGAAAGAGGATTAATTATAACAATACCAAGTCATCTCAAGCATTGGGTAGACCCTTTGTCAAATGAAGTAAATAGAATAAATCTTGTATGGAATTGGTTTGCAAAAACAAGTCAACAAATAAAGGATCAAATATGACACCACAAGGAGGCACAGAAATACAACATCATTTTTTATCGCATTATGTAGATGAAAAATTATTATCTAACTTTCAAATTTGTACATCTATACCAGGCAAAATTCCTTTATCTAAAGATAAAATAAATATACTCTGGCAAAAAAATAGTTATGATCAACCAAACATTTATCCTTGGTTTGAAGACAAAACCAATCACGATAAGTTTGACTGGTATGTCTTTAATTCACATTGGAACTATGAAAAGTTTAGATATAAGTTTGATGTGCCTACGCACAAATGCCACGTTATAAAAAACGGAGTTACTAATTTTCCTGATAGATTACCTTACAGAGAAGGCAATATGGTGCGGTTGTTATTTCACGTAACTCCTTGGAGAGGTTTAAATGTATTATTAGGTGCTATGCAACAATTACAAGATTGTAATGTGCATCTAGATGTATTTAGTAGTTGTAAAATTTATGGAGAAGATTTTGAAAAAGCTAACGAACATATTTATGAGCCATTATACGAACAAGCGAGAAAACTAGAAAATGTAAATTACATTGGATATAAAGAACATTCTTTTATACAAAAATACATTTATCGTTATCATATGTTTGCCTATCCTAGTATATGGGAAGAAACAAGTTGTAACGCAGCTCTGGAGGCAATGGCAGCTGGCTTAATGTGTATAGTAACAAACTTTGGTGCTTTGTATGAAACCTGTTCCGAGTTTCCTGTGTATGTAACCTATGACAAAAATTATCGTAACTTGGCGACAGCTTTTGCTCACGCTATACGACAAGCAGTGACCACGCTTCACGAACCAGGGGTACAAAAACATTTAGATGTACAACAGGATTTTGTAAAAAGATTTTATAGCTGGGAAAAGAAAAAACAAGAATGGACTAACTTTTTGACTGGAGCATTGAATGCTAAAAAACGAACCCGTGTACACGCCTGACGCTTCATGGTTAGAAAAGAATAAAATAAAATTATTTGTAGCCACACCAGTACATAGTCAAGTATCCATACATTTTATGCAGTCTGTTTTTAAATTACAGGCAAAGTGTTATGAGCATCATGTACCTATTATGTTACAACTTATGAAATCGTCTTTAGTTACACAGGGTAGAAATTCTTGTGTATCTGAGTTTTTACATACTGACTATACGCACTTATTATTTATAGATAGTGATATACAATTTGAAGCAAACTCTATATTTAAAATGTTAGAAAAAGATCAAGAGGTATTAAGTATACCTTACCCTATGAAAAATATATTGTGGGACAAAGTATATGATAAGTGGCAAACCATACCACATATGGATAAAACACAAATAGCCACATCAGGAAATAAGTTTCCCGTACGATTAAAAGAAAAAGAACAAGAAATTACCTGCACTGATGAAATGATAGAACTATCTCATTCTATGACAGGATGTACTTTAATTAAAAGACAGGTATTTGATAAAATGATACAAGCCTATCCTGAACTTACGATTAAACAAGAAACTATGATAGATGGTTTTATGCAGTATCGTAAGCATTTGTACAACTTTTTTGACACTTACTATGATAAAGAGAACAAACTGTATTATGGTGAAGACTTTGCTTTTTCAAGGTTGTGGACTAAAATAGGTGGTAAGTGTATGGCACTAATTACTGAATACATTACTCATGTAGGCGAATATCAGTATACTGGGCGGTTGATAGATGAAATGATGCCTGTGGGTCTTGATAAGTCGGACAATACAGAGTAGAATAGACTTAGTTAACTAGGAGATTCATATGGGGCCTTTAGCAGCAGCAATAGTATTTGGGGTAGGAAGTTTTGGTATAGCAAAAATGTCAGGAGCTTCAACAAGGAATGCTTTGTTAGCGGGAGGATTAGGAGCATTAGGTGGTGCTGGTCTGTCTCACGCTGGAATGTTAGGAGCAACTGGAGCAGGCACATCTACAGCTCCCATAGTATCTGGTGCAGCTGAGGCTTCAAAATTTGGATCTTACAGTCAATTAGGATTAAATCAAATTGGAGCAAGTGGTGGCGGAGGAACTTTATCAGGTTTAGGAGCTAAATTTGCCGCTTTACCCCCATCTCAAAAATTAGGTATAGGAGTAGCAGGAGGAACATTAGCTGCTGGGTTAATGATGCCGAAGCCTGAACAAGGTATGCAAGAGGGCCTAATGGGCACACCAGAAGAATACGCACAAGCTTATGCAAGACAGAGAGAAGCAGCTTCTGGTATATCACAAAGAGCACAATATGGTGATATTGGTGGTTTTGCAAATCAAAACATCTATGCAGCAAAGACAGGTGGATTGGCTGAAATAAAAAAATTTAAAGAAGGTGGTGTGAATTACTTACCAAGTAAAGTAGACCATGATGAAAAAGATTATAATAATTATGTAAGGGCAGAAGGCTATGTTGAGGACGGGTCAGGTAATGGTGATAAAGACGAAGATACTATGCTTGCACAACTAGCAGATGGCGAGTTCGTAAGTCGTGCAGATGCGGTCCTCGGTGCAGGGATCATGCAAGGTGCAGATCCAAATGATTTTAAACAAATGAGAAGAATGGGGGCAAAATATTTTTATACACAACAGGATCAATTAAAAAGAATTTATGATATGGTGACTTGATGGAGATCAAGCAAATCAGTCAAGAGTGTATAGATATATTTTGGACACCACAAGTTAAAGGTTGGATACAAAAAGTGGTAGAACAAACAGGCGGAAGACACACATTACAAACAACCTATCGATTATTAAAAGAAGGTGTTATGACGATGTTCTTAGTATTACACGGTAAAAAAATATCAGGAGTTGTCGTAACACAAGTTATGCAATATCCAGCTAAAAAAACTTTAGCTTTTCTTTTTATTGGTGGTGAAAAAATTATAAGTCACCTTAAAAAGGTTGAAGACTATTTTAAAAAATACGCAAAAAGTAAAAATTTAGACACAGTAGAATGTTGTGGAAGAAAAGGTTGGTTAAGAGTATCTAAGCAACAAAAACAAACTATGAAAATAACAGGGTATGCATATGAATTTTTGGCTTAATCTTGTACCAATTCAAATAAGAATATGGTTGTTAAATGTTTTATATAAAAACATAGCAGATAAAGGTATTGATGGTGATACAGAACTTGCACACATTAATAAAGAAGAAGCAGACTTATTAAAAAGAGCTGGTGGTTCAGGTACAATAAATCCTCACACTAATTTGAAACAGTATAGTAAAGGTGGCGGTAGTCCTGCTCCTGCTCCTTCAGGTGGCAGTGGAACACAAACTACTTTCACAAGAGAGGCACCTGAGATTGAAGCAAGAAAACTTGCTTTATATGATGAGACATTAGAACTTGCAAAACAGCCAATAGAAATACCTGCTTATCAAGTAGCACCTATGTCACCTTTAGAAAGACAAGCTGCTGATGCAGCTGCTAATTTTGGTGTAGGATCTGATGTAGTATTAAGTGGTATTGGTTCTGTATTAGGGGCACAACAAACTGCGGCTCAAGGGCCAGACATTGATAGGTTTTTAAACCCTTTTCAATCTTATGTTGTTGATGAGATCAATAGACAGTCTGAAATAGCAAAAAGTAATTTAGCATCTAAAGCTATACAAAGTGGTGCTTTTGGTGGTGGACGAGAAGGTGTTGCACAAGGTGAATTAGAAAGAGCAAGACTTGCTAAAGTTGGTGAAGCTCAAGCATTAGGTTTTGACAGAGCTGCACAATTAGCACAACAACAACAATCACAACAAGTACAAACACAACTACAAGCTGGTCAGCAAATGGGTACCTTAGGTCAAGTGCAACAAGCACAAGCACAAAAAGACATAACACAAGCTGCACAACTTGGTGGTTTAGAAAGACAAATACAACAACAGGCATTACAGGCACAAAGACAAACAGAGATAGCAAGAGCCTATGAGCCTTTCCAAAGAGCAGAGTTTCAAAAAGGTATTATGACTACCTTACCTACAGCTGCTTCACAGATTACCGCAGGAACTGGTCCTGGTGTTAATCCGTTTGCACAAGCAGCTCAAGCAGGCTTAGGTGCATATGCAACATATAATTTAGTTGGCCCTGGAAGTAAGCCAACAGCATAGGATGTAATAATGGCAAACAACGGTATTTTAGATTTAAATACAGAAGATCAAGAAATAAAAGACTCTAATCTTGGTTTAACTGGAGATATAACTGGTGGTCAAGACACTGGTGATTTAGACGGTGATTTATTATTAACACCTAGAGAATCAAAAGGTTTAGAGGCTGCTGCTTTTGCAACTATGATTGGTCAAGCTCCTACAACTGGTAATTTAATAGGTGATTTCTTTTCTACTTTAGCACAAACTGGTCCTGCATCTTTAGCGGCTTATAAAGAAAGATTAAGTATAAAAGAAAAAGAAGCCGAATATAAAAGTAAAAAAGAATCCTTAGCAAGTAAACTACAACCTAAAACATATTATAGAATGGTAGACGGTGATTTATTTCCAGTGGTAATGACTGCTAAAGAATATTATGAACAAAGTAACTTGAATCCTGGCAGTTTAATACCCTATTTTGATCCAGGTAAATATATGGAAATGTTTTATGATAACAGAGAGGGAAGTGACACTTTTGGACAAAATGTTAAGTACAGTGCTAGTAAAGCTGCAATTTTAAATGAGTATAGAATGAAAAAGGGTATGGACCCTGCTTTTTTACCAAAAGACGAAGAAGTTACTGTATATGATGATAATCAAACTAATTTTAACCTAGTTAAACAAACGATGAAAATGTCAGAGTTTAAGAAAAAGTTTGCTGGCAAAAGTGAAGAGTATATGGCTAATGTTAAAACACAAGAACCAGGAACAGAAGATCCTTTTAGTTATAAAAACAAAGTAACTAAATATTTAGACGTAAATCAAAGAGCTAGAGAAAGACAACAAACATTAAAACCCAGACTGGTAGCTGCTTCAGGTATGTTAGATTACCGTAAAACAATTGTAGATGCTATAGCCAAACAAAAAGGTACTACAGGACCCGTTAAAGATGTTACTTTAGGTATTGGTAATATAGTAGGTTTTGTGCAACAGGGTATAGATGCTTTTGGTGTTGCCATGTATGGAGATAAAAAAGGTTCTGAATTAGCAGCAGCAGAAGCTAAAAAAATGCACAATGATAGAGGTGGCGATGAAGCAGTAAAAAATTATCTAAAAAAACTTGAGAAACAAAGAGACCTAACCACCGCAGAACAAAAATTATTAGACTTATACACTGGTAAATTAAAACCCGCAGATGAGTTATATGCAAGTGCTCAAACAATTAAAACAGCGGTTACACAATTAGTGTACATGGTTGCTAAAACAAGAGAATCAGGTGGTAAATTCTCTGTACCTGATATTGAGTTTGCTTTTCAAAGTATAGGAGACGGTAGTAACATAATCTCATTACAAAAGGGTATCGATACTATTATGGGAGAAACTATCTCTAGTTTAATGCAAAGTGCCGAGAGTGCGTATTTCGAATATGGACAAGAGCCTTTAACAAAAGCTGATTTATATAATCATCCTGAGTTTGCACCTTTTAAAAATATTATTGAATATGATGCTCAAAGAAGATTAACAACTGGACGTATGTTAAGAGATGAAAGAGATCAATATCTTAAAGTTTTTCCTGAAGGTAGTGCTATTTATAATTTATTTAAAAGTTACGGTGAGGAAGAGGAAAGCGTTGACGGTAGTAACCCAACTACTAATCCTTTATTAAAAAAGAAAAAGGAAATGGAACAATTTTAATGGATAATATAACACAATATAAAGAAGAGTTTCCTGAAGATTACAAAAAGTTGCAAGATGCACAACAAAACGATCCTGATTCTGTTATTTCCAGTTTTGAAAGTGTTGATGATGCTGTAACCGTACAATACTATAAAGAAGCTCTTAAAAAAGATACTGATCTTGACTTTGTAGACTTTTATAGAAAATTTAATCCTACTGGTAAATATGCTAGTCCACAAAATTTTAAAGCTAACTATAGTGGTAATGAAAACATAACAGATTTATCACCCGCAAAAGTCGCTGACAGGATGTATAATAATTTAGAGTTAATGAAAAATCAATTAGATATTGCATCCGATTTAAATATTAAAGAATATGGCGATTTTATTTTTCAACAAGTTCCTAGATACATAGATTCAGACGGTGGTTTTGGTGAATATACTATGGCAAAACCTTACACCAGAGGAGAGCTTACAGAACTTACAGGAAGTTTAACAGGTAGAGAAGATGATGCCTTGCCAACAAGAGGTATAAGATCAATTATGTCTTTAGGTTTAAAAAGAGAAAAAGCTTTAGGTTATTTACAGGAATATGTTTATGAAGGATATAGAAAAGCTGGCGGTGAAATATCCGAAGCAGACAGAGAGGTAGTAAATAACAATAAATTTTTAAGACAAAATTATAAAACAGGTGAATTAGAATTTTACAATCCAAAAGCTGATAAATATCAATTAGTAAATGTTGCTGGTTTAGATTCAGGAGATATTTTATCTTTTACAGGTGACTTTATAAAATTAATAGCAGAAACTGCTGGAGGAGTTACAGGACTTATGGGAGGTGCTTTTGTAGGAGGAATAGCAAATCCAGTGGTAGGAGGAGCTGCTGCTTTATATGGAGCATATAGATTGAGTAAGGCTGGCTCTTATGCTGGTGAACTAGTCAGAGCAGGAGTTGGTAATTTGTTTTTTCCAGGACTAAATCCTGAGATAACAAGTATGAAAGGTATACAAGAAATCTTAGGAGATGAAGAAATACAAAATAATGCACAAATGGCAGCTTATTTTGGTGCTTTTGGTCCTGTTGCAGATAAAATGATTAAAACTATAAAAGGAGCAGTCAGTGCTGGTAGACTACTAACAAAAAAAGATTTTTCAAAAATGGCAGGTGATGCAGAAGAAGCTCAAATAATAGCAGATAAAATTAATCAAGGTATTGCTGATTCAAAATTATTACAAAAGGGAATGCCTGAAGAATTTTATTTTGGTGTAGGTGAAGCTACAAGAGATCCAGAAACTTTAATGTATTTAAATAATTTGTATGAACATGATTCTGCATTTAGAACAGCATTAAATGCTAAAGATAAAGCAAATAGAGATCTTTTACTTAAATATTATACCTCAATAGGAGATACATTCACTTATGCTAAATTAACTGGTAAGGCTGATGTGGCTCCAGGGTCTGTTGTAAGAGAAATAAATAAAATTATAAGTGATAGTCTAAATTCTAAAATAGGTAAGCAAGAACAAAAAATACTATTGGGTAGTAAAAAATCTTTGGATGAGTCCATAGCTGAATTACCAAATCAAGGAGTCATAGTTCAAGGCGGTTATATTAGAACAGCTATTGGTAATGCACAACGAGCTTTAGAAAAAGAATTTAATAAAAAATTTGATGGTATGATGGAAACAGCAAAAAATGTTCAATTTGATACTAAAATAATACAAGATGTTTTTAAAAAAGTGTCTAATAGAGAAAAACAAACATTGTTTAAAAATTCTTTACCTATTAGTAAAATGTTCAATATTAAAGATACACAAAAAACTATTGATGGTAAAACTTTAATACAAACGATACAAGATCTTAAAGCTTTTGACAGAAAAGTAAGAACAGGCGTTGTAGCGGGTGATGCTTCAGAGGCATCAATACAAAGATTAATAGGAGCTTTGCAAGACGCTATGGGATCTACTGAGGGAAAAGCTGCTAAAGGAGTATATCAAACTTTTCGTTCTTTAAATAAAAAATATTACAATGCAAAGAAAGCCTTAAATAATACCTTAGGTGATTTAGTAGCTATCAAAAATGGTAGAGTAAAAATACAAGATTCTGATTTGTTTGAAACATCTTTCACGGCAAGAACTAAAGGTTATAAAGAGCGTATTGATGAGATATATGAAGTTCTTAAAAAAGATGAAGACTACATGAATACTTATAAAAACAATATTTTAAATTTTTACAGAAAAGAAGTTGTTAAACCAGATGGCACTGTGGATGTGAAAAAACATCAACAGTTTGTATCTGACACTGACAAAGGTGGGTATGGGTATGGTTTAAGAAAGTTTTTTGGTGAAGATTTTAATGAAATAAAAAAAATCGGTGGTTTGCAAAAAAAAATAAATGAAGAAACATTAAAATTAGAAAATTTAAAAAAAGAGTTATTAGAAACATCTGAAGGTAAATTACAAAGTTTAAATTCTAATTCTATTATAAGAAGTTTTTTAAGTGGTGATGATCCTAAATATGTTAAAGATATAATGAAAGTTTTAGGATCAAACCCAGCCGTAAAAAATAAAGTAAAAGCATCTATGGCTGATTATATACAAAATGAAATTACAGATGATTTTGGAAATTTTACTTTAGATAAATTTAACAAATTTTTCAAAACTACATCTGGTTTTAAAGGCACAATAGATAAAACTATAACCTCAAAAAAACACTCACCTTTTGAAATGGTAAAAGAAGTTTTTAAAGATGACCCTCAATATGTTGAAGGTTTAGAAACTATACACAAAGCTGTTACTATTATGGCAAGAAGAGATACAGATGCTATAAAACCTGGAGCAAGAATAAGTGCATTGATGCATATGCTTAGAACAAAAGTTGGTTTGTTTACACCAGAAGGAAGGGCATTAACAGCAGTATTACGATTAACTGAAAAAGCTAATCAAAAATCATTTGCTAATTTATTAAGTAATAAAGATGCTGTAAAAAAAATAGCTCAATTAAATAGAATAATTATACCTAAAAACCTTACTGATGATAACAAAATTAATAATTTTTTAAGAAAAAACAAAGTCTATTCTTCATTCATAAGTCAATTTTTAGGTGATGTATCAGATAGAAAAGGTCCAGTTGACTTACAAGAACCTGATGAAATGAACACCATAGACGGTAAACCTGTAGTGCCTAAACCCGATATAAATGAACAACTTAACATTACTCTAAATACAACTGACCCAAACGTAGATTTATTTAATACTGTTAACCTACCTCCAGCTCCAGAAAATAAAGAACCAATAAAAGAGCAAGTAGCACAAACAGAACTACCAGCATCTCCTCCAGCGTCATCAGGTATAGGAGCATTGAACCCACAGGCACAAGCTGCTAATTATGCTGCAATATTTCCAGAAGATAATTTAGGACAAGCCATAGCAAATCAGGGAGTCAGACGTGGATAACATGATGCTATGGAATATTTTACTTACCGTGCTTATATCAGCATTTGGTTGGGCATTTAGTAAAATGTTTTCTGAAGTCAAAAGACTACAAATACTACTCAATAAAACCAGGGAAGAGTACCTGCCTCGTGACGATGCACAGTCACAGACTGCTCAAATACTAGAACAACTTCGTAGATTAGAAGAAAAACTAGATCGTTTTATTGAGCGTCAAAATGGTTGATCCTGTCACAGCTGGAGCAGCCGTACTCTCAGGTATAAAACTTGTTAAACAAAGTGTAAATTTTGTAAAAGAACAAATACAAACCTGTAATGATATTGGCGATATTATGGGTCACATTGATAAAGCCATGATGGGTGAGCAACAAGTTATAAAAGCAAGAGACAAAGCAAATGTAGACCATTTCGCAACTGAAAATGTGGCCCGTGAGATTATTGAGGCCAAGTTGGCCAGGGAGCAATTAGGAGAGTTAAAAAATCTAGTAAATCTCCGCTTCGGGCCAGGCACTTGGGAGTATATATTACAAGAAAGAAAAAAACGTATTGATGCAAAGAAACAAGCTATTAAAGAAGAAAGAGCCAAAAGATTAAAGAAAAGACAAGAGATTGAAGAGTATATTAAATATGGTTTTATAGCATTGGCTACAATTCTTTTTATTGCGGTTTCTGTAGGTGTTACTATTAAATTTTTCGTAAGTCTAGGTCAACCACTACACGCACATAATTTAGAGTATGATGATCATAGCTGTCTGATATATGAACCTAAATATTTCTATATATGTATGAATGAAGGACGAGAATGGGCGGATACAGAGCTATATCTAGATCAGAAAAAAATGCGAGGAAATTGGATTGAAATAGAAGATGATAAGTAGTAAAATATTTATAAAAAATTAAATAGG